TTACGTTGCATTTTTAGGGGCAGTCAAGAGGTGCTTGCCGTAGTTTTTCGGCCAGACGCCGAACGTCGCCCGGTAGGACGCGCTGATCGCCCTGATCGTCACGGCCTGGCATTCCGTGTTCGCAGGGGTGCAGGGCGGATAGATGGCGGTAAGGTGCTCGAAGCTGATTTGTCTCGTCGGATACTTCTTCAGGATATAACGTGCTCTGGCTCCCCACTCGGCCGCCGATGGGCGGGAGCCTCGCTCATTCTTATCACACAACGACTTACCGTCATAGAAGCCATCGTCAGAACAGATGACCGGACCCTCTGGCCAATCTGACGAAGAACTGATGAACGGATAGCCGTGATCCTCCATCGCTATCTTTTCCGATGCCGATTTCCCAAACATCTTCCGCACGGCGGTACGGACGGCATACTGATTAGATTCCTTGTAAGGAAGCTTTACCGTCGCCCCATAGGTCAGGCGGCTAAAGTCAAGATTATACTTCTTCACAAAGGGAAGGATCACCCTATCGGCCATAGCCGGAAAATCCTTGTTCTCGTCTTCGTTGCCGAAGGGGAACCTTACGTCGTATTTTTTCCAGTAGCAGTTATACAGAGTGAACTGCAATTTGTTCGTGTACTTGTCGGCCTTCGGCTCGTAGAACGATTCGATCCCCTGGACGTTGTTGGCCCAGGGCGACCACGTTTTATACTTCCCGTGAAGCTGACAGTTGTCGTGCCACGGAATGACCGCCGCCATGTTCAGATCATTGATTAATTGGACCGCCTGAGTCAGGATCGGGAAATAATCCTGGTTCCAGAAATCGAGGTCCCAGGCGTCCTCCTTCTCGTCTAAAAGGAACGGCTGGAACTGAGACAGCTTGCCGTACTTGTGAGCCGCCCAGACTCCCCAGAGAAGGAACCTAATAAAGTCGGCGCCGGCATCGGCAATCGCCTTGAGATGTTTTGCCAGGAGGTCCTTATTGAACGTCCACTTCCGGAGTTTGTAATTGAAAATGACGATAGTCGGGTCTTGTAGGAGCCCCATGAGCCCGTAGCCGACCTTGTCGTCGCGAAGCATCAGATGGTTCTCCTTAATTATATTTCTCTACGGCCACATAGGCGCATGTAAACGTAGTGTTTGCACCGGCCGCGCTCCATTTTGCGGTCACCACCAAATCCTTACTCGCTGTCGTATCTTCAGCACAGGCCGCACCATATATGGGGCAATTTGCGGTGATGGTAGCAGTCGCCAGATCGCCAAGACCCGTGGTAGCAAGATAGGTCGTTGAAAGCATTACGAGTCCAGTTAAGACCTGGACGTTCGTTGCTCCTTGATTTGCCAAACAAAAAGTTAGATGTACTGGTCTTTCTACGGCACTTACGATATAGTTAGTTGACACATCGGCCCAAAGGGTTGTTGCGCCGAATTTAATACTAAGCGTCAACGTTTTATTTGCCCCGCTATTGTTTAAAGCCTTGCAGAACATTGTGCATCTCAAAAATCCGGATGACCCTAAATCGTTGGCGGCAACCACTTGAGTAAATATAGTGGTTTCTTGGTCGGTGTTATTTACGAGAACAGCCGATGATTGTTTACCATAAAGATCGGCACCGGCCGCCGCCCACTCGGGTTCGTCGGCCCCCATCGTCAAAACATATCCGGCGGTTGCTTTGGCTAGAGCCGTCCATTTTGGGGTCGCTCCGGAACCGATGATCACGTCCCCCCGCACTACTGCGGACGCCGTTGTGTCAACATGAGTAGCAGAAAGAAGATCGTGGCTTCCGGCGGCGGGGAGCGCCTCGTTCAGCCACTTGCCCGAAGCGGTATCATATCGCAGAATATCGTCATCATTCGGGGCGGCGGCGTTTACGTCGGGATGCGATGCGCTGGTCAAATCATGGTTTGCTACGGAAGATTCTATAAATTCCAGTCCATTTTCCGTGGCATTAACCTTAACGAAAAACCCACCGGCATCGGTATAATTAGCCGGGGCGTCATCCAGGTCAACGAAACTTTCAACTCCCCCCGTCATCTCAATCCATGACCTAACTCCCGCATCCGTCGAGGACAAGACAAAACCCGTGGTGGCTGGATTTCCGAGGGCGGGTTCAAAGGCTGATATATCCGCCCATGTAGGAATCGCGCCCGTAACCCCGGCGAGATATTGTCCGGTGGCCCCGACAGCCGCGAGTTCGCCGATTGTGTTCGCCGAAGTCGCTACCGGCAATCTATAGGCCGTCGCCGCGTTGGGCAATATCAGCGTTGACCAGAGGGGCGCCGTCGTGACGCCGCCGCTCCGAAGATACGATCCGGCCGCCACGTCCGCCAGTTTCGCCACGGTCGCCGTCCCGTCGCCATAGATCATATCGCCTACGGCGAGCGCCGGGAGGTGATAATTATCCCAAAGACCAGCGTTCAGGTTCGGGCAGACAGTCGTCGAGGACACGACAACCGGGGCCGTCCCCGTCGCCTTTGTGCTGATGAACTGCCCGGCCGTCGCCCTGATATTGCCGACGGCTTCGATAGTCTCGGAGGGGATCGTCGTGCCGACGCCGAATCTTATTTCATCTGTTAAGATTGCTATGTCGTTAAATTGTCCATATGCGCTTTCTAACCTGAATTGAATATGTGAATTACCGGCTCCCCCAAAAGAAACATATTGATACTTATAAACATACTTAGCTACGCCATCTACCACGTGATGATAATCGTCCCGCTGCCATCCCTGTTTAGCATAATCCGTGGCCATTTCGAAGGTCTCGGATATGCTGAGATCGGCCTTATTCCGCTTCTCTACCTTACAGTCATTTACGGCATAAGGCGCGGTATTATAAAGATAATCCCCGGCACACCACATGGCCCAGCTATTAGGATGGAAGGTCTGCGCCACGGCTGTAGCATCAACCCACGACCCGTCGCTCGCATTGAGCCGAACAATCCTATCGTTACCTAGGTCTTGCACATAAACATATTGATTGTCTGCCGCAATCCCATACGGATCATCCACTTGATTATCGCCCGCACCCACCGTGAACGCAGTCGTCCATTGCGTAACCATATCAGAGCAACGGATTTTTCGGACGTTGTCTTCGTCATAACTCGTGACATAGAGATAACCGGAATAATAACCCATGCCCGTGAAATAGGCGCTCCAATACTCTGATGTAGAATCATAGGTCAGGTCGGAACAGAAATATTTTCTAACCCTGCTCGTCCCACGACAGGCAACATAAACATAAGTCCCGTCGGTGACGCAGGAATACATATTGTACGTGTTGAGGGGAACAGCCTCCGATATCGCCAGTTCCGCTCCGGTGGTTTTGTCGATCTTGACTAATTGATCTTGGAAACTATAATAAATATAATTTGCGTCTGCGCATACTCCGCGTGGAAGGTAGGTCCCGGTCGTAAAAGAATCTATTAGGGTGAATTCTGCGATGGGGGGCGTCGAACCCTCCCCGGCTGAAACCACAATCGTGTCGTAATCTTCTCCGAATTTATCCCCGACAGCCAGCTTCCATTTATTATCGTTGCTGTCGTCCAGGCCCATCGTCCACTTCGTGACGGGCGGCGCGCCGACGGCGAATTGGATGATAGGGTCGCGCTCCGTGTCGCTCTCGTTCGTCATCTTCAGGAACGGGGCCGCCGTGGACGATTCCAGGTAGAGCCCGGCGTGCGTCGGCGTCGCCGCGATCCTGACGTCCTGGTCGATGTAGCTGTCTCCCGATATCGTGAACGAGCGTGTGCCCGCGGCCACAAGAAAGTTGAGCGTCCGGGCCGCATTGTCGTTCTCGTTCCATTGGAAAAGCAGCGAATGGCTGAGGTCCGTATCCCAAAGCCGGACCTTCTGGACCGGGCCCTGGGCGAAAAGAAACACAACCGCTATAAATGCCGCGACCGCCGCGGCGGCGAATCGTTTTTTCATGGCCTACCTCCTATTTGGGTTTCGGGGTCTCCACGAGGTCAAGCCCCTTTGCAGGCGGAACTATCCAGGGTTTCCCGTTTAGGAACGTGACGATCTGCTGGATCGCCGCCCCCTGATCGTTCACCGCCTTGACCAGCGCCGTCGTCTGCATCATAGCCTCGATCTTGGCGAGCCTGACGAACATCGTCACCGCTAGGATGATGATGAACGCGAAGACGATGGCGTCCTTCAATCCGATTTCGATTTTCATGACGTCCTCCATCCCGAGCCTGTAAATTGCTCTATGATCCACGTCCCGGCCGCGATGACGCGGAGCCTCACGAGGGCGAAGCTCTCCTCGGCCAGGTCGTTATAAAGCGTTCCGCCGGCGCTGGAGTCCTGAATCCTGTCGGCGCCTCCGGCCTGCACGGTCAGCTTTCCTGCGCCGCGCTTGACGAGCGTTATGGGCAGGCCGATTTCCGTCCCGGTCACCGCCGGAAGCGTGAACGTCTTGGCCCCGGCCGCATTCATAAGGAGCATCTTGTCGAAGTCGTCCGTTTCGACCGAATAATCGTCCGTTTTTTCCTCGACGATGATCCGGCCCCAATCATTCTCCAGGATCGCCTCGGTGTCCGGCGCGTGTTGGACGACCTTCGCGCCGCTCAGTTTGATCTTCCGCCGGCTGGCCTCGACGAAGTTCCGTGTTGCGAACCTTTCTCCGACGCTCATGGCTCTATCAATATGTTTGCGTGTCCAGGACGGCGATGATTTCCGTCGATGCAGTCGCGGGCTTCTTTGTTAGTTTGACGATGCGAAACAGGACGCCGGTTATCGTCCCGCCCGCGTAGGCCGCCCGCGCGCGCGAGACCTTCACCTTGTCACGTCCGGGGATCAGGTTCAGCCCATAGCCCCGCACCTCGAACTTGATCTCGAGCGGCGGCGTCTCGTACATGCCGGACAGCTCGCCCGCCAGCCACGCCGCGCCGGCCTGGGTCTTATGATAAGTCTCGACCTCGAGCGTCTCCTCCGTTCCGTAGACGAAGCGGGCGACGTGGGATTCGGCGTCCTCGACCTTGAATTCGCTGTTTTCCGGGTTCTCGTCGTATTTCACCTTGACGATATTCTTGACCGCCGAGAAGTTGCGCCTCATGGAGAAAGAAAGGAAATGCTCATCGCGCAGGTGCGGCGTGCCGGCCGGCTCCCCGGCCTCGTAGACCGTCGGCGCGTAGGTCCCGTCATGCAGCGGGGCGAACTTGAAAAGCAGGGATGACTCGAGCTTGCCGACGACGTCCCCGAAGGTCGCGTCGGCGGAGTCGATGTAGGCAGCGATCGCGTGCGTCCGCTTCGCCTTGAAGTTGGCCAGGGCCGCGGCGTCGAGGATCAAGGCCGACTTCCCGAGCCGGGTCACGACCAAGTGCTCGACCATGTCGGCGCCGTCGACGATCGTCGCACCGGCCTTCTCCGCGGCCTCGAGGTCGCAGACCAGGTCGGACACGTCGGATTGGAGCGGAAAGAAGGCCTTGAAGCTCCACCACGTGAGTTCGGTGTTTATGGCCGTTATCAGGGATTGCGCGCCGACTCGGATCTCGGCCGGATTGTAGGCCGAGACGATCGTCGCGCGGAGGGTCGACGCCGGCGGGCTGCCCTTTTTCGTCGTCCAGAACTGGAGGCTCGTTAGGAAGAATGGCGAGGCCCCGGTCGTGAAGGACTGGGCGATCCTCGTCTGCGCGGCGGCGTCCCTGAGCGCGAATCCGGACCCTCTGAGGTAGGGGCTGGTGTCGACCTGCCTGACATCCTGGGCGCTGAGGCTTGCCCTCCCGTAGACCCGGAACAGGAGGTCCACGGTCGGGACGGGCGTCCATATCCCGGCGCCGTCGATCGTGAAGGCCTGGCCGCCGGCATATCCGGCCGTCGCGCACTTCTTGAACGAGATGTGGTTGACGCCGCTTATCGGATAATCGGCCTCGATGATGAAATAGTAAGTCGTGTTGGCCGCGAGGTATGGGGTGGAGCAGAGGGTGAACTCCGCGAGGGCGAGGTCGACCGTGTAGTCGGAGCCCAGGACCAGGGTCTCGTCCCCGTTCCTTACGGCGTCGAGCGCGTGCATCGCGTGGTCGAAATGCTTGTATTTGAAAAGCGCCGTATCGATGCAGACCGGGATGGCCCCGTGGATATCGCCATAGCCGAGGGGGATCGGCGCGCCGTCGGCCCGCGGCTCGAGGTTGGGATAGATGACCGTGTTGAAGTGGTCCTTGAGGAGCCTGGTATAGAGCATGGCTACTCCTGGAAGCGCCGGGGATCCTCGGTCTCAAAAACGACCGTCCCGTCCGTCCGCTCGTTCCCGCCCATGTAGCCGTCGAAGTACGGGATATAAACCGCATAAGCGTCGGTAGGCTTTCCGAATCTGATGATGACGCGCTTCCCCTCGTAGACGTAGGCCGCAAGCCTCGAGTCCCAGTAGCCGTCGTTTAGAACCTTCAAGGGGCCGAAGCTCTGGACGATCCCGCCGGTCGAGAACTGCGTCGCCTCGAAGGAGAGGTCGGGGATGGACGACGGGTCGAGGAGCGGCCGGTACTGGTGGCCGCCGAGGTCGATCTTCCTGTCCGCTATCCGTTCCCAGAAGTAAGAGTTGACGAGGAAGAGCCCGCCGCCCGGATCCGCGCCCGTCGACGCGTGGACGTAGAGCCGGGAGTTCGCGGCGTCCCGGTACCAGGAGGACGCCGCGGCCTGGCAGGCCGCCAGGTTGGCTACGTCCGGCGCATAGGTCACGATGACGCCCGTCGATTTCAGGCACTGCCTGACGCGCGAAGGCTTGCCTTCCGGATGCGCGACATAATAGCAACTCGTGTTCGGCGCGCCGGCCTGGGTCCAGGCGAGGCCCTCCAGCCTTCGGGCCGGCTCCATCTCGGCCAGCCAGACGAGGTCCTGCTTCGTGGCCGAGGGGTTGAACGTCATAGCTCCTGCCTCAGGCTGAAGACGGTCTCCCATAGCGAGCCGTCGATGACGGCCGGGAACTCGATGTGCTCCTCGAAGTGGACGTAGACGGTATTCGTCGGCTCGTCCAGAGAGTCGAAGCAGACCCAGAGGGGCGTGTCGATCCCGCACTCGTCGTCGATGTCCGCGAAGGTGTCCGCATCGGCCTGGCCCAGGATCGTCATGGGCAGGCTGTAGACCCAGTATTTCGGGCGCTTCACCGCCGTCGCCTGGCCGCCGCCCGAGTAGCCGACTTCGGAGCCGCTCCTCCTCCCCTGCTTCGGCGCCGGCCCAAATCGGAGCCCGGGCTCGAAGCATGGCCCGAGATAGATCCTGGAGCCGGAGAGGTAGCCGTCCGGGTTCCCCGGGTCCGCCAGGCTAAGCCTCCACCACTGGTAGGTCTGCTCGGCGGCAAGGGTCACAACGATCCTTTTCGCGGCGACCATCGCCGCGGTCACGGGGATCGCGAGCGAGTATGCCGGCGCGCCCCATGCGTCGGCGGCGTTGGCCTCGAGCGTCACCGTCGCCCCGACCCCGAGGTTCATGTTCTCGAAAATGAACGACTTGACGGCCTTCGCGCTCCCAAGGTCCGCCTTGAGCCATTCGCCAGCCGTTCCCGTCGACGCGCTATGCCAGTCAAACGTCGCCCACCGGTTCTGGAGGTTCGATACAGGATATTCCGGGTCCTCCGAGGATGCCGTTATGACCGCGCTGTCGAAGTAGTTCTGCCAGTAAAAGAGTAGCCTTCTCGTGGCCATCATCCGCCTCCGATCGACCGAAGCGGGATGTGCCGATTTGAGTGTTGATACTGCGAGTCGAGCCATTCGACCCGGTCGTTTGCGATCCGGAACATGCGCTGGTCGACTTTTTCCGTGCCGAGATAGATCGGCATGGTCACGTAGATCGGCGCCCCGGCGCCGCCGCCGGCCCGGTACTGATCTAGCGGAACGATGACCTCGGGCCTGCGTTCGGCCACGCTCACGAGGCTCGGCTCCATGAAGACGCCGCCTCCGGCCGCATGGGGGAGGTTCGCGATCCCGGACGCGATCTCCCTCAGGTAGCCGGCGCAGGTTTTCAGGTAGTTGCCGGCCGTGACGATCTTGTCCTTTATCGTGTCGGCCTTATGGGAGATGGCGTAAAGGACGGTCTTCAGGACGTCCTCCTTGCTCGAGATCTTCCAGAGCGTCGGCTTGATGTTCGCCTCGAGCGTCTCCCGGATCATCCGGAGGAGGCCCGTCTGGACGTCCTGGCGCTCGACGACGCGGCCCATGCCGTCGCCCGCGCCAGCGGACCCGGACGAGAAGATCCTCTTGAGCAGGCTCAGGCCGGCCATGATGCCCATCCCCAGGAGCGAGGTGACGATGATGGCCGGCGCCGCGGCGGCGATGATCGTGGCCGCCGAGGCGATCCCCGTGGCCAGGGCGACCATCGCGCTCGAGATGGCCGAGGAGAGCGAGACGATGGCGGCGGCGACCCCGGTGGCCAGCCCCGAGATGAAGCCGCCGATTCCTGCGCCGATCCCCGCGATGAAGTTCCCGATCGTCGTTCCGAGGTTCTGGACCTTGCCGCCGACGCCGTCCAGGGCCCCGGCGACCGTGTCCTTCCCCTTCCCGACGAGCTTCGCCGCGAGGTCCCCGATGAGATTCCCGACGGGCTCGAACATCCTTGTCAGGAAGATCGTCGCCATCTGCTCGACGGCCGTCGCGAAGATCCCCTTGACCTTGAACCAGAGGCTTTTCTGGCGCTTCTCCTCGTCGTCGGCCTGCTTCTGCCTGGCCGCGTCCTCGGCCGCGCGGATCCCGTCGAGCTGGGCCTGGTGCGCGGTCTGGAGGTCGAAGAGCTTCTTCAGCGTCGCGGCGCGAATGGCCTCGAGCTTCTTCTCGTGCGCGAGCTCCCTGGCCAGCCTCGCGTCCTCGCGGGCGCGCTCGCGGGCGACCTTGGCGTCCTCCCGGGCGATCTCGCGGGCGAGCTTTGCGGCCTCGTACTTCCGCTCCAGGGCGTCAAGAGCGGCCTCCTTCTGGGCCTCCGTCATCTTGCTGTTCTCGATCGCCCTCTTGTCGCGCTCGTACTGGGCCTCGTATTTCCGGTCCTCGGCGTCCTGCCGGCGCTCGAGCCTCCGGTCCGCGTCCTCCTCGGCCCGGGAGATCAGGAGCTCCTGGGTGTCGAAGGCCCTGCGCGCGGCCTCGACCCTGGCGTCGGCGTTGGCCTCGATGAGGGACCGCTCCTTGTCATAGGCCGACGTGGCCGCGGCGACCATCTGGTCGTAGTAGGAGCTGTCGAACTTGACGGCCTTCGGGGTGGCGCCGAAGAGCCCCTTGAAATTGGCCAGGCCTACGATCTCGGAGGCGATGTTCCGCATCGAGTCGGCGATGACCGTCGAGACCTCCTGCCAGACGGACTTCGTCTCCTCGGCCGCCGGCTTCGAGACCTCGGGGATGTTCCGCAAGTGGGCCGGGATATCCTTTTCCGCGGCCTTCTCGAAGTCGAGCTGCATTTGGTCGCAGAACTCCTGCCATTCGGCCTCGCCCAGCCCCGTGTTCTCTTCGAGGTTCGCGAAGATGCCGTCGATCATCGCGTTTATGGCCTTGCCCGCCTCCTCGGCGCTCGGCTTCCAGCCTTTGAGCTTCTCTCCGAGTGTTCCGATCTCCTCGTAGATCCGCTTGATCTCGTCGGCCGTGAGCTTCCCGCGATAGGTGACGATCGCCTCGTTGAGCTTCCTGATGCGCGCCTCGACTTCTGAGGCGAAGGTCAGGCTGAGCTCCTCCTTGAGCGATTTCTGCGCGCCGGTCAGCCGGCCGATCTCCTCGCTGTTCTTCTTCATCGCCTCGGCGTAGGACGCCTGGCTGATCTTGCCGGCGTCCAGGGCGTCCTTGAGCTTCGCCTGCTCGTCCCTCAGGTCGGCGATCTTCTTCGCGCTCTCCTCGGTCGTCTGGATGCCGTACTTCTGGAGAAGCGCGCCCCAGGAGCTGAGCGCCGGGATCTCCTGGAGGATGATGTCCTTCATCCCGCGCCCGCACTCCTGCGCATAGAGGCGCGCGAGGGCGTTCGCCTCGGATAGGACGACGTTCGAGGCCTTGATCCCGAGCGCCACGCGCCGCCAGCCAGCGTTGACGCCCTCCATGAAGGCCACGAACCCGGAGGAATCCGATTCCTTCATCGAGTCCCGCATGTTGCGGAGCTCGGCGTTGAAGTCCGCGATCGCCTTCGAGAGGACGGGGATCGCGATCATGATCGTGATGATGATCGGCGTCGCGGACATGGCTTTCAGTATTTGGATGTGCTTGACCAGGCTCGGCAGGGCGATGAGCACGGGCCCGAGGGCCGCGGCCATAACGCCGAGCCCCGCGGCGGTCTTGACCAGGCCCGAGGCCAGCCCCGGGTGCTCCGCGGCCCACTCGCGGACCCTGACGGCGATCCCGGTGACGGTCCCGACCAGCGACTGGACCGCCGGCATGAGGATCGAACCGATCTCCTTCGCGAGGCCCGCGCCGGCCATCTTCACCCCGGCGATGGAGTCGTTGAAGTTGTCCGCCGCCTGCGCCGCCTCCTTCGACCACAGGCCGCCGAGTTTCTTCGTGGCCTCGTAGTTATCGATGAGCCCCTGCTTGCCCATGTTCAGCATGGGGATCAGCTCCATCCCGGAGCGGCCGAAGGTCTTCATCGCAAGGGCCGCCTTCTCCGGGCCGTCCGGCATCTGCGCAAACCTATCAGCCAGGTCCAGGAGGACATCGTTCAGTGGCCGGAGCTTGCCCTCGTTGTCTGCGTAAGAGACGCCAAGATCCGCGAATACCTCCTGGCTTTCCTTGCCGCCCTTGTTGGCGTCGTCCATCACGCGCGAGAGCCCGCGCATCCCGACGGCGAAACCCTCGAGAGACGAACCACTCTTGTCAAGGGCGAGCTTATGCCCGCTCAGAATGTCGGTGGCGATGCCGGTCCTCTGGGACATGTCGTTGATCGCGTCCCCGGCGTTCGCCGACTTGATGACCATCGCCCCGAACGAGGCGACGACCGCGCCGCCGGCGAGCGCGATTGCCTTCCCGAAGCTCTTGAATTGCTTCTCATGCCGCATGACCAGGCCGGAGAGGCTGGTCTGGTCCTTCTTGACGGTCTCGACAGACTTCTTCCACCCCGCGATGTCCAGCTCGAGTCTGCCGATTACGGCGCCGGCATCGAACGCCATTATCCCCTCCTCCTAATCTTCATCCGCTCCCAGTTATCGTCGCCTTCCTTGGTCGAGCCAGTCCGCAGGATCAGCGGCTGGGACGTCAGGCGCCGGACATATCCGCTGAAAGCGTTTGAGTCGGCGCCGTACGCCCATCTCGCAGCTTCGGCCATGCTCGCCTCCCTGAGGTCGTTCGCGCGTTTAGCCTCGGCCGTCCAGAACCGCACCTCCCGGAGGTCCATCTCCAAGAGATCGGCGAAAGAGAAGAGCCCGGGGAGCGCCGCCGCGATTACGGCGCAGTCACGTCCCCAGGCTTCGGCCCGTTTTTTTCCGCCTCCGCCTCCGGGGTCTCCGCCTTCTTCCTGGGCTCGAAGATCTTGTTCACGACGTGCTGTAGGAGATCGGTCGCCTCCATGACGTCGAGGTCATGGATCGCCTCATGGGCCTCCGGTGCGAAGAGAAGTTCGAGCTGGCGGTACGTGTTGTCGATTTTCCGGTACGGATAGATATCCGGGCCGAGCGTCTTCTTGAACTCGGCCAGCTCCAGGTCGAGTTGCTCGAGCTCCCTCATCCGCTTCTGGTTGATTTTCTTGACGGTGAACTCCCTGCCCGAAATCTCCACGGAGAGCGGGCGATAGAGATCTCCGCCGATTTTGAAATCGCTCATATCGGCTCCTTATCTCAGGCCGGGCCCATCCTCCAGATCTCGTTGACCTGGCCCGAGGCGTCGTCCGGGAAGCACATGAACTCGACCTCGATGAGCCTCTGGTTGTCGTTGTCGAAGTCGAAGCTCGGCTTCGCGATCGGGAACGTGCGGTGGATGTGGAGCCACTCAGCAGGCAGCACAGACGGCGTGTTGTCCACGAGCTTCTTGAGGATGAGCTCCATAGACCGGACGAACATGGGATTCCCGACCGAGTTGATGACCTTGAGGTTGTTCACGCCGGCGGTCGAGCTTTCGATCATCTTCTCGAGCTGGGCAAGGCTCGAACGCGTGAATTTCGCGACGACGCCCGTGAGCCTGCCGGTCGTGACGGCGTCGACGGGCGTCTTGCCGTGGCCGTCCTCGAAGATCTCCTTCTTCGTGAGCTCCTCGTTGAACTTCACGCCCCCGAACGTGGGCCCGAGGTCGATGGCGTTCCACAGCACCTGTACCGGGTTGATGTCGCCAATTGGCAGTGCCATTTAGCACCTCCTAAAGATTATTGCGGACGGGCCTCCGTCCGTCCGTTTGTTTTTTTCATAGTCCCGCCTTCTTCATCTTGAACATGTAGTTCGTGCTGAACTCGTGGTTGTGCTTCTCGTCCTCGCCGATCCATTGCGGCGCGGCCAAGGCCTCGATGACTTGCGCGACGTAGGCCTGGCCGCCCGTGACGAGGGCCGGGATGTTCCATCCCACCGTGCCGTGCAGGGCCTCGAAGATCACCCAGGCATCGGCCCGGGCCTGGAGGTAAGTTTCGCCGCGCGTCGCGACCTGGAGCATGAAATCGACCCGGTCCGGGAGGTCGAAGATGACGGGCGAGGCTCCGGACTCCAGGAAGGCGTGGCAGCGCACGGGCGCATCCTGGGCCCTCCATCCGACCTGGACGTTGGCGCCCTTCGTGAGGCCCGGGACCCGCGAGACGATCCAGTTCGATATCTCCTGCAGCACCTTATCCTCCCGTGACGACCTTCACCGCCGCGGCCACGATCTTCATGTACTTGGTCTTAAACATCGCGAGCTTCGACTCCAGGTACTTCGGCCCGGCGCCGTCCTCCGACCAGTTGACCTTCTTGTTGACGGCCTCGTGCCACTTCGCCGCGTAGGGCATCCGGAAGACGATCTTGGCTATAATATCCTTGGCCCCGTGGCGCTCGGCCGCCGTCGCGCCGCCCTTGCGGTGGCCCGGACTCTTCCCGCCCGATTTCTCGACGATCTTGCTCTGCGTTATGCCCTCGAGGATGAGCGTGACGTCGCCGCGGAGGTTCCCTTCGAGGAGCGGCGTCTTGGGCGTGACGTTATCAGCGTCGTTCTTCAACTCGGAGAGCGCCTCGAACATCCCCTTCTCGGCGGCTTCCGGCGCGGTCTTCAGCGCGTACTCGAGGAACCTCTCGTTGAAGTTCGTCCAGTCCAGGTTGAAGGTCGCGTCGTCTTTCATGCTATGTAGAGCTCCCAGTGCGAGAATTCGAAGTCCGCCATCTTCTGGATCGCGATAATCACGTGCTCGACCCCGTCGATGATGACCCTGTCCTCATGGCTCACTGCGGCCACCGAGCCCGGAAGATAGACGAGGGCCGACGAAACGACCTGTTCGCCCTTCAAGTCCCTCACGAGCCTGGTCTTCGAGTCGACCTTCGCCATGAGCGCAGTCGTCGTGTAGGTCGGCTCGTTCCATTGGTCCCTCGATGCCAGCCGCTTCAGCGTCACCGGGTTGGTCATGTAGATGTCGATCATGCATTCCTCAGCCGTTGAGCGTTCTCGGACGTCGGGTTACAGACGTCCTCGCAGTGCGGGTGCCAGGGCGGACCCCCGTCCGGGAGGAGCTCGTACTTCGGGTGGTTCCCGCTTATCGAGTAGACCTGACCTTGGTAGGGCGCGCACTCCTCACACGGATTGTCATGCGGCGGGATCTCAACAAGGTCGTTCTCGAACTCCGCGCACATCTCCTTCGTCGCCTCGGTCTGGGCCTCGCGCATCCGCGTGCGCGCGACGAGTTCCGAGTAGGCGCGGAGGTTGTAGTGGCGGCCGTTTATCTCGATGAAGTCGCCGCCGCTTAGTTTCCTCCTGAGATGCTCCAGGATCTTCCGGCTCACCGCGGTTCGGCTCTGGGACTCAGCGATTCCGGTCCCCTTCGCGACCTTGACGATCCGCTTGATGTACGGGAAGTCCGCGTCGCTGGCGAAGGCCTCGATTTTCCGGACTTCCTGCGCCGCGAGCCCGACGAGCGCGATGTATTTCCGCGCGGTCTTCTCTATCGTCCGGTTTGCCTCCCAGTAGTCCTTCATGACGGTCCTCGTCAGAGCATCGATCTTCCGCTCGTGGCGTCCCGCCTTCCGGCTCCTGGCCGGCAGCCGGCTCGCGCCGATCGCCTCGAGTCTCGTCCTGGAGACGTCCGCGCCCTCCTTGTAGGCGGCGCTGATCGAAGCCCGGGCCCAGCGCTTTACGCCCGAGTCGAGCGAGCCGACGATCTCCGCAATCCTGGAAAGCGCCACGCCGCCCTTCGAGGCGGTGAAGGTCTCCGGATCCAACGAGGACAGGGTCGCGACGACTGCATCGGCCGCGCCCGCGTAGGCGCGCCCGATGGCCGCGATCCTCGACTTCAGCGGAACGAGCGGGAGCTTCGCCATGTCAGAACTCCGAGACGTCCTTGTCGACCGCCTCGTTCTCGTCCCGAGCGACCTCCCGGACGTAGAACGGAAGCGCGTCGTTGAACTCCTTCATGATCTCGTAGACGATCGGCGGCAGCGGGATCGTCGACAGGTTGGACTCGGCGTAGGTCTCCTTGACGACGCCGGCGCCGACGACGCCCTGGGCCTGGATCCCCTTGCGACGGTCCTCGGACGCCAGATGCTGGGCCAGATAGTACGCGGTCTCGCATTGCGCGGTCTGGAGTCGCTCGGTCTGGTCGGCCGTCGGGGTCGCCGGGATCGAGAAGTCCCTGCAAAAGCGGAGCCTGTCGTAGGCCATACGGAGTACGGCCGATTTCTCGTCTTTCGCGCTCGTGACCATCAGCGCGTCCCAGGCGGTGGACTCAAGGCGCTTGATCGAGAAGAATATATTTGCCGCGGTGAGGTCAGTCCAGCCTATCGTCATGTTAGCCTCCTGGTTTCTTCCTTCCAATGCCCCAACAATCCGTCCCGTTGACGTATGCTTCTAGGCACGTGGCACCAGCCCGTTCAAAGAGTATCCGCATCCCGTCCGGCAAGAATCTCCAGCAATCAATCGGGAATCGGTGTTCTTCCCATTCCCTGGGAGCAGTGATAAGTAACATTGCGTCGGGCTTCGCAATCCTCCCCATCTCGGCCATGAGCCGAAACGGATCTCGGCAATGTTCTAGGCATTGGCCACAGAGAACAGCATCGACGGAGTCGGCCAAAAGCCCCGTGTCGAATTCTGAGCGCATGATGAGGTCAACGTTATTCCCCGCCACTAGGTCAATTCCACGATATTGCCAGCGAGGTTCAATGAGTGGGCGATAGCTCCCATTGAGATTCATGGAGCCAATATCCACGATCAACGCTCCGGCGGGTAGGGCGCCGAGGTGGTTCTTTATGTTGGCCGCCATCTCCCTATAACTTAGGTCGTGCATCAGACCAACCCCCTATTCTTTACCCACGGCCCCTCGATATGCGGGAGCCCTTTCGCTATCCTCATGCCTCCCGTCCCGCTGGAATGATGTTCTACGAATTTAGAGATCCCGTTTATTAGGTCCGGGAATTGCTTTAGAATTTTTTCAGATAACCCCCGCTTATGGATATCGAGCATTGTCAAATAGGGAGGCATGCCATGATGAACATATGGATGAAATTTCTTATAATTTCTTATATCAATTAGCTGAAAATACGGGTGAAGAATTGGCATCCAACCTTCCCGTGCATGGTGGGGATGTGTTCCGTATACAAAACCATCAAATCCCGATTTCTCCAGGTATCCGACGCCGAATGTGTCCGGCTCCATCGCGGCTAACATCGCGGGAAGGCACGCTTCCAACAGTTCAATGTCAGAATCGAAAATGAGGGCGTAGGGAGTCTTGGCTTTTTCAATGCCCATGCACATTCCCCGCCCGTGGCCGATATTATAGCCGAGCGAAACGACGGTCGTATTGTCCGACGCCAGCCCGCGCACATAACTCGCGCAAGGATCGCGAGAATCAGAGCCGTCGATGATGATGATCGGCATGGTGGGGTAGAATTTGCGGATTGAATTGTAGGCGCGCTCGATAAGGTCTTTCGTGTTCCAGCAGACCGTGATCCCGGTGATCGGGAGATCCGGCGGAAAATATGATCGATAGTTTTCACTGGTCAACTTCCCGCTCAATATATCCAAATAAATCTGATAATCCTTCGGCATCCATTTCTTGAGCATCGCCCTGTCGGCTGTGTCTTTATGATTGCCATACATGGCTGGATTATGGCCTTGACCAATTCCAGCGCGGCCCGGCAAGCCTTTGATGCCCAAATAAACCGGCTTGTCGGCATCGTCAAAAAGATGTCCCCGGCCGCCAGCTTTTGTCCATATCCTAACGTCTAAATATGGGTCGCTGTTCCCATTTAAGAGTTCCTTGATTTCCGGTAAAAATGAACCACGAAAAACCGTTTCCGCGAGTGAGGCATGCCCGGCATTCCCGATCTGCACATAGCCGCCCGTCGGAAGATGATAATATTTGGCCCTCATAATGCCGACAACCTCATGCTGGTCGAGCCGGCGCGCCATCTCCTCGATATAGCCAGGTGCATAGTATTCGTCATCCTCCATGATGAGGATCTTGTCGCCGATGATGAACGGAAGTGCCGTTTTGAGATTAGCGACAAGCGTATGCGGCGGATCGTCGGATTGCGGTTCCCGCCGCAAACCGACAGCACCCTCGGGCATCTTTGAAAAGAGAAGTCCCAGGTCAGCCTCAAGCCGCGTCTTGCCGTCGTCCACGACGATCCATTGATCGGGCTTCCGCGTCTGTTGGGACATCCATCGTTGGCACAAAGCGAAGGCAAGCGGCCGGTCTCCCGTGGGCGTGATCACCGTGATCACCGGGTCCGCCCTTCGCCTGGACGGGAGCACCTTATCGACGTCGCCGAAATCAAAACACTTGAGCGCCGACTGCGGATTGAGGTTGACGATTCGCGGGCCGTCTTTGATGAGCGCCGCGCCGGCCTCGAAGTTTTTCCGGTAGGTGTCGAGCACGTTCGGGCCCGCGGCGACCGGATAGCCGTCGTGGTAGTTCATGGCGCCGTCCTCGCCTCTGGCCATGTCGTAACCCAGGAGATAAATCGGGTCGGCCCCGAGGACGATCGCCAGGTTGAGCGCGGCGTAGCCCGAGTTCTGGCCGTGGCAGAGTCCGTCCTTGAGCGATCTCGTCCAGCCGTGCTCGCCGGCCGAGGGCACGACGAAGATGTCCTGCGGATATCCGTAGCCGCTGAGATCGACCCAGACCTTCATGCCGAGGAAGCGCATGAAGGCCAGCCGATGGTCGTCGCCCAGCTTGCCTTGGGAAACCCATTCGAGGAATGGATAGTCCATCGCGAACATGATGTCCGCGAACGGCGCGTCCCTGAACGACTTGTTTATGGCAATAATGCGGCCGGCGCCGCGCAGGCGCTCGAAGTCGAAGCCCTTGAGCGACGGTCCGCCGCCGATGATGAAGCATGGCTGGTTGAACCAGGACCCGTCCGGGAGGACCTCCCAGAGCTGGCGCGCCGGGCCTGGTTTGCGGACGAAAGGTTCGAGCGGACCCCTGCCGCGTCCCTGGGCCTTGAGCACGTCCCAGTTGCGCTGCCTCGCTGCGGCCTCGCGCGCGGCGCGCGTGTGCTCGAGGATCTCCTGGACCCTGGCGCTTCTCGTCGTTATCATTTCGCCCATGATTCTGTTAGAGGCCCGGAGGGGAGACCTGACGGCCCCCCTCCATATCGATGAATGCCCCTATTTCGAAATCAGCTGATCGCACACCTCGCGAATTGGTCGCTGTCGCAGATGGCCCCGCCGTGCCGCTCCCAGCCGACCGCGATGTCCGCGTAGGCCTCCTCATCGAACTTGTTGAAGATCGTCAGGTTCATCCGGTTCCCAGCCTTCGCCTTGACGTTCGGGATGCAGACGTAGTAGACGGTGGCCGTGTCGAGCATGGTCGTGGGGAGGAGCCGGAACTTGTAGCTGACCTGGTTCGGCGAGCCCGCGAATCCCTGGAGGAGCAAGCCGAGCGCCTTGTTGAGCCTGCCGACGAGCTGGAGCGGGGTCAGGACGATGAGGGTCGTATTCGACGGCGTGACGCCGTAGCCCTTGTCCTTGACAGCTAGGAACTTCGTCTCGGCCGCCTTGTTGAGCGTCTGGGTGTCGCGGTTGGCCGTGTAGAGCGCGTCGGTGTTGGCGAGCGCGGCCGGATCGGGGTTCTGCCAGGTGATGTTGTAGCCCGCCCCGAGGGCCTCGATCAAGGCGTAGTAGCAGGACGCCTTGTGCTGGGCTGCCTTGTTGACGAACGCGACGGCGTTGTCCTCGAGCGTCCAGTACTTCTTGTCGTCGATGAGCGTCCGGTGCCAGCCGAGGCCGGCGCCGTACATGCCGAACGAAACGCTCACCTTCGAGCCGGCCATTTTGTAGATGAGCGCCTTCTCGCCGATCGGCACCTCGGCGAAGGTCAGCCCGTCCTCGACGTCGAGGACGTCGAATCCGCTCTCGTTCGTGCCCGTGAAGTCCGTGAACTTGAAGATCTCCTCGAAGCCGTTGTCGTAGGACGGCAGCGCGTGGAACTTCTCGAGGATCTGGTTCGTGACCGCCGGGAAGTCCCCCGCGGCGCCGAACGCCTGGATGGCCGCCTTGTACTTCCTGGCGACCTCCTTGGGCCTCTCGGTCGCGTAGTACTGGACGGCGGCGAAGATCTTGTTCCGGCCCTCCTTGGTGGAGAAGTCGAGCTTCGCGTAGTTGCTGAAGATTCTGTCTTCCATGTGAGCCTCCTGTCACGCGGCCACTTCGCCGTTGAATACGGCGAGGACCGTGTCGTCGTCCGCCGCGGCGGCCTTCAGGGCCCGCCCGCAGAGGGTCCCGCCGGCCGTGCCCCGGACCCCCGCCTGGCCGTCGGTAAAGTAGAGCTTCGCTCCCTGGGCGATCGTGAGGCCCGATCCCGCTATCTTGGGGAGCAGGATCTTGTCGGCCGCGATGCACATCGCGCCCTTCCCGCCGGCGGCGACCGTCGCGTAGTAGACGCCGATGGTGTCGCCGATAAAGTCCATCGCGCCGGCGACGACCTCGGCCGCAATGGCCGTGAGGTCCATCGACTTCGTCTGCGCGGTTCCGCACCGCAATTGGATTCCTGTGATGGCCATGTGTTACCTCCTTGGCCTCCCGCCTCGATCAAATCTCGGTCGGGATCAAATCATTGTTCTTCGGATTTAGGAGGTCCGTCTTGTCCCTATTCTCCTCGGCGGCCGCGGCGGCCGCTTCGGCCGCCCTCTCCGCGTCGGTTTTCTCTTTGCCGCCGCCTTTTCCGGGCTCGCCGAAGAGCTCCTGGAACTCGACCACCTGCCCGTCGACGAACTTGTTGAGTTCGTCCTTGAGCTTGGCCTCGTCGGTCGGCGCGAAGGACTTTTCGAACTGCTTGCGGACGAACCTCGTGAGTCGCTCGTCCCCTTTGAGCTTCGGGCGTTCGATGAGCACCGTCTCGAACGTCTCTTTAGCTTTGGTCTTGAGGACACTGGTCCGGGAAGACGCCAGCTCGTCCTGAAGGGCCTTCTTCTCCGCCTCGAGCGCCGCGGCTTTCGTCTCGAGCTCCTGGCGCTTGCGGATGTCGTAGCCCTTCGCGTTATTGATCTTCTCCTCCACGTGCTCTCTGATGAAGGGGTCGGAGGTAAGGACCGTGGGCGCGAACACGTCCGACGGATTGTACTTACCCTCCTGGATCGCCTTTTTGATTTCGTCCAGGGTCATTTTCTCATTCCCTCCTTTGGGATCGGATTTCTCGGCGAACGCCTGGAGCTGCGCGAGGAGCGTTGCCCCCGGGAACGCCGGCTTATCGGTCTGGGAATTGCCGAGCGCAATCCCCGTAACGTCCTGTATGTCAACGTCCTTGACGTCGAACTCGCGGCTGTCCTGCGGCACCATGACACCGGCCTCGATCGAGGCGACGTCGAGCGGCAGGCCCCGGTACTGCGGGAAGATGTACGCGACGACGACAGAGGACAGCGAGCCCTCGATGTTCTTGAGCGCCTTGCCGACGACCTCGCCGATCGCCGGCCGGTTCCTGTCCGTATTCGTGGGCGTGTGGTTGTGGTAGACCGGCAGGCCGAGCCCGAGCTTCTCCGTGAGCTTCTCGATCGCCGACTGGAACCAGCGCTGGACGGTCGCACCGACGCCGACGATGTTCGGCCTCGATTCACCCTCCTGGCCAACGATAAAGGCCTTGAACACGGGCGCCGGATCCTCGCGCTTGATGTCTCTAATGACGCGCGGCGAGATGAGGCCCAGGACCTCGGCGTCGGCCATCGCGAGGACGCGGGCGAGGATCTTCAAAACGGCTTCTCCTCGACGACCATCCCCTTGACACGGCCCGTGACCGACCTGGCGAAAAAGGAGACGGTGACGACCGGATATTGACCGCCCGCGGCTAGGGCGCTTTTGATGACGATGCCGCAAGTGTGCTCGAACTTCTTCCCGTCGACCTTGAAGAGGAAGTCGGGCGATGGCCCGGCCGTGAAATTGATCTCGACCTCGTGAAATTTGTCTTCCAATTCACCCATGATCGCCTCTCCTTATTTCTTGGCTGCCCTCTTCTTCTCGGCTTCAGTCTTTTCCGCCGGCTTCGTGTTCCCCGTCGAAATCAGCGGGCCGGCTGCCGGCGTCCGGACCTTCGGATGTTCCGGCACCCTGGGCTTCGTGTTGTTCGTCGTTATCGCGTCCTTCGTCCTGTCGATGATGTCCATGTCTTTCACCTCTTTATTGTTCCTCGACGTCCTGCTCGTCGCCCGGGACCTTCTTCTTGTTGAACCGCTCGAGCGCGCCGGCGTCGCGCGCCTTTTGGAGCTCGAGCTCCGCGTCGACGTCGATCCCCGGGATCTGCATGAGGAAGGTCTGGAGGCTGATGGCGCCGTCCAGATAGGCCGGAAGGAAGACTTCGGCAATCCGCTTCCAAACGGCCTCGGTGACATAGGGGATGATGACCTTGTATTTGGATGGGTCGAGCGGCGTCGTCGTCTTATTCGCGTTCCGGAGCAGCATCGCCTTCTTGATGATCTCGCTGTAGGCGCCGATCCAGATCATCCGCTCCTTGCTCGTCGACGCCGTCACGAGCTCCATGAGGCTGTCCGCCGTCGCGCGCCCCTGGCCCATGAACTCCGGCATCCCGAGGAAGTGGAGCGGCGTCCCGGTCGTGCCCGAAATCATCTTCGCGTTGGCGGCGATCTCCTTCTCGAGCGCCTCGTTGCCCCCCTGGAGGTTCGGCGAGACGTAGACGAGCTTGCCGGCAATGACGACCATCTTGCGGAGCTTCCAGTTGACGCCGGCCGTCGCCTTGTTCATGGCCGCGGCCGCCTTCTCGTCCGCGCACTCGATGGCCGGGATCGGCGCGACGTAGAGGTGGTTGATCTCGCGCCAGTCGCGGAGCGCCTTGTCCAGCGCCTCGACTTGGGTCAGGCATTTCCCGACCTTGGGTATCGGCTTGTTCGGCTGATGGATCCGGCCGCCGAAGCGCGCGTAGACGAACTCCGGCTCCTTGAGGATCTTTTCTTTCGAGGAGCCCTTCTCCGTCCACGCGACGCTGTCATACCACGAGTAGTCGTCGACGACATGGTGGACCGCGTAGTTCTTCTCGACCCGCGACCGGAATTGGATCGAGACCTGCTGGTCGTCCTCGTTCCATACGAGCTGGGCCAGGAAGCAGCCCTCGATCTCGGCCTCCTTCGCGAACTCCTGCGCCATCTCCCGATCGAGGTTGTTGTAGGAGAAGAAATCCCGGATAAACTTCATCTCGTCGGATTCCTTGAATGCCTTCTCTGTGGGGATAGCGGCGACGCCCTGGCCGATGATGAAGGCCGACCGCACATCGATGATGTTCCCCGTCTGGAGGACGCCCCACTCGGCCTCACCGTCGTACTTCTTGGCAATCTCAATGATCGTCTTCATGTATTCTCGGTACTCGTTGCCGGCGTAGGTCTTCGCATCCGCCTTCTGCGCGGTCGTGATGTCGTCGATTATGAGGGCCTGGAGCTTGTTCCTTTGCCGGAGCTGCTCGTTCGTTTCCCGCAGGCGGCCGAACTCCTTCCGCTGTTTTTCGCCGGCCTTCTTGAGCCCGTCGAACTCGCCCTGCATGGCCTCGAGGGCCCGCTTCGTCTTCCGCCCCGTGATGTCCATCAGTAGACCTCTCCGCCCTGGCAGACGTACGCGGCTCCGGCGGCCCGCATATGGGTATAGATGCCGTAGCGAACGGCGTCCATCGCGTGGTCGTCGAACTTGACCGGCTCGGGCAGCGGGTTGCCGTTCTTGTCGACGCGCCACTTGTATCTCTTGGACTCCCGGATGATGTTCTCCGAACCGGCCACGATGTGGATCCTCTTGCTCTTCAGGAAGATTATGCCCGCCCGGACGGAGTCGGGGCCCTTCTCCGCCGGTTTGATATTGAGACCGGTGTCGCAGAGTTCGTCGATCGATTTCGGCTCGGACGAGTCGAAATAGACGTCATCGGTTCCCGCGACGCCGCCTTCGGCCATCTTATCCCCGAGGTCCGGGTTCGTGAGTTCGTCCTGGTACACGACCTCCTGGAGCCAGAAGTCGTTGTTGCCGAGGCGCCAGATCCGGATGCACGCCGACGGGTTGACCGAATAGCCGAAGTCCCCGCCGTAGAAGATCTCGTCGTAATGCGCCGGCGGCGCCACCACGACGTCCCAGTTGTAGATCCTCCCCTTCGCCACGGCCCACTTTCCCAAGCCGTAGATGGAGTACATCGTCTCGTCCTGGCCCTTGAGGTCGGCTAGGCGCGCGCGGTATTTGTCGCGGACCTCCCGGATCGGATTGTCGTCGATCGTCGAGTTGTGGACGCGGGCGTCGGGCTTGATGGAATCGAAGAACATCTCCTTGAGCCAGGGCGCCTGCAGCTCGTCCGGGTTGAACGTGAGAATGATCTGGTGGTAGCCCGGGCCCGGCTCGCGCAGCCTAAGGTCGAGCTGGAGGAAGTCCTGCTTCGTGAACTCCGTCGTCTCCTCGAGCCAGATCCCCGTGATCCCCTTGATGCTCTTGATCTTCTCTGGGTCGTCCAGGCCGTCAAAAAGGATTTCGACAAGGTCGCCCGCCGGGTTGCGGAAGATAATCGTCCGGTCGGTCTTGTTGAACTCGTAGGCCATGCCGATCTCGTCGAGCATCGTCTTGAACACGGCCAGGACGGACTCCCGGACGCGGGACCGGACTTTCCGGAGAACGAGGAACCTGTGCCGGCCCTCCCTCATGCCGCGGATAAAAAGTTTCCGGGCCGCGAACTCGGTCTTGCCCGAGCCGGCTCCGCCGCACAGGACGAGATACCTTTTCGTCTCCTCGAGCAGAGGAAAGAACGAGGACGATATTACGAGCTCCATCCCCAGTGTCTCTTCCGTCATTTCTTCGGCTTCCCTTTTCGTTTTCCATTACCGCTGTCGCCGGCCGCGACATGGACGACGCGGATCGTGAGCTTGTCGCCGGTCTTGATGGAGCCCAAGTGCTCGAGCTGCGTCTTTTCACGCCATTTCTCAGGCTGCCGGTTCTTTAGCCAGAAGATCATGGCGGTCGTGTCACCCGCCATCCATACCCTCTTCCCGCTTTTATCAAGCGTTTCGTATCCGATCGCCTTCTTGTAGAGGCTCTGGGTGATCTGGAAGTCCGCCTTGAGCTTCCCCCTTTTTAGGGACTGCAAAAACGCGGGGTGTTTCTTCCAGTAATTCAGGGTCCGGGGGCTGATTTCGAGAATGACGGCGATCTGTTCATCGGTCAGCCCCATGCTGGCAATGACCTCCACCTTCTCGAGGTTGAGCTGGTCCATCTTGAACGGGTGGTTGAGCTTCGCGACTTTGATTTTCATGGCTGCAACACCGTCCTCTTGATGTGAGAAGCGATGGCCTCCATGAAGCGCGGCATCACCGCGTTCCCGATCCTGGCCCACTGCGTCCGGAAGTTGCCGATAAGCTGGAACTCATCGGGAAAGCCCGCAACCTTTTTAAGTTCAGCAATGTTCAAGCACCGAGGGTGCCGCCAGTGAAACAGTCCGCCTCCCCCTGTGGGCATCACCGTTTTCTCGATTGTAGGGCAGGGACGGTTCGGATTGACTTTGCAACCATTGAACCAGATTCCTTTGGGATGATACTTGTCGAACGATTCGCCGCTCCTACATTTTCGCCAGATCTCGACGCCAAGGTCGCTGAGGGTCCGGGATGGATCCTCAGGCAGGCCGGCCAGAACTCTCTTCACCGGAATTAGTTTCCTCTGGGGGGTAGGAAAAGACGGTTCTTCCCCGAGGTCGTCTCTCACACCGATCCAGATCAGCCGGGATCGCGACTGGGGAACCCCGTAATGCTTCGCGTTCATGAGCCGGCATTTCACCTGGTAAGGCAGAGCTTTGAGCGTCTTCATGATTTCGATGAACCGGCCTTTCATTTTCCCTTTGACCATGCCGGTCACGTTCTCCATTACGAAGACCTTCGGCCGGATCTCTTCGATCAGACGGGCGAAATCCTGGAAGAGGTCATTCCGGGGATCGTTGACGTCCCGCCGTCCGGAGGCCGAGAATCCCTGGCAGGGCGGAGATCCGTCCAGAACGTCAAGGGCGCCGCGTTTAAGCCGGCAGGCCTCGAGGATCTCCTTACTCGTGACGGTCTTGATGTCCCGCTCCCAGGCGGGGATGGAAGGGAAATTGAGCCTGAACGTCTCGACGGCGTTCGTGTCAAAGTCGATCGCAAGGAGCTCCCGATATCCGGCCCAATTATAGCCAAGGGAACTCCCGCCGCAGCCGGCAAAGACCGAGATCACCGTCGGCTTTTTCACCATCTGTATCCACACCTCGGGCATTCGTTCTGAGTCTCAAGCGACTCGTCGAGGTCCTTTTCCTTGGGCTCCAGATCGGGGCCGTACTTCTCCATGAGCTCCTTGAGATCGATCGTCCCCCCGACGTCCACCCTGTAGTCTGAGAGATTAATCTCCTTGAGGTGCGGGAGGATGAGCTCCGCAAGAACTTCCTCTTCGTAGTAGCCGGCGCGGTCGTTGTCGGAGAGCGCGTACTCGATCCGCTCGGCCTCAGTCTTCGGCATGACTAGGGAGATTTCGACTTCCCGGACGCCGAGCTCCTGGAGGGCCCGGATCCTCATATTCCCGCCCAGGACAACGTACTTCTTGCCGTCCCGGTAGCAGACGAGCGGCTTGTAGACGCCGAGCTTGAGGATCTGCTTCTTCAAGCGCTCGAAGTCCTCCGTCTTGATACCACGGGGATTTTTATCCCACGGGATGACGGAGGAGATCGGGACCTTGAGGATCTTCATGGTCATCGTTATCCCTTCCGCTCCAGAAGCCTGTCGATCTTGCCATCGATGCGGGCAAGCCAACCATAGGTGTTCTTCTTGGATTCTTCGAGGGCGGAGATCGCCTCCCCATGCTCCCGGCACGTCTCGCCCTCGCCCGACTTAGGGTTCTTCTCCAGCTCTTCGATTTTAGCCTGCACGCTTCCCCCGTTTCTCCTTGTCCGGATCTTACCAATGATGGCCTCGATAACTTTCAACGTCCCGATGAGAAGCGCCCCATCAATGACGAATTGCCCCGTGACGTAGGAGGACGTCTTGACGGCGTCCGCCGTAGTCTGTATGATTTCCGTGATCATCACTTCCCCCTTGACGCCTTTCGGAGCTTGATGATTTCCCGCTTGAGTTCATCTACCCAGCGGATGAATGCCTGGTTGACGATCAAGTTTCCGTCCTCGGTGAATGCGAGCGGGTTCAGGCGAACCTCGGGGCCCGGGTTCAAGACGTCGTAGGACGGGTAGAGGGCCGGGTTATAACGCGAGCACGCCTCAGTCAAAAAGCAGAGTGCGCAGAGCGTTAAGATCCCGATCCCGAAAAGCCTTCGTATACTTTTCACGTCTGTCCTTATCCTTCTCGCTCTCGATGGCCGTCTCGATTTGGGCCTCCAGGTCGATGATCTTTTCGAGAAGTGCGAGGATGTCCTTGAGGGCGATCGCCATGATTCACTCCACGGTCTTCCTGAATGGATCGACAATGACGGGCGTCCCCTTGCGATAAGAAAGGGGCCTCAACTTGAGGAAGGCGTTATCTCGGATCGCGTCCGACGCCGTGATCGTTGCAGATCCCCCGCCCGAGGCCCCGATCACGTGCCCGTTGTCGACCATCAGCATCACATGGACCGCGCGCCCCGCGTCATCGAGCCAGAATGCCAGACACCCCGCATAGCCGAGCGTGGTGACGACGGCGTGCTTGAAGATGTCATAGAGGGCGTCGGCCGAGAAGTCCAGGCCATGCCCCAGGATGCCGACGGACTGAAGAATCTCGATCACGAAGCCCGAGCAGTCGAACCCGGCCATCGGGTCATCGCCGCCCCAACGGTAGGGCGTCCCGATGAAGTGCTTGGCGTAGTCCACCGCGACGGCGCGAAGGTAGTCGGCCCGGATGAGGTCCTGTGGCTTCACGCCTACAATGTAAGCCCGGCTTTACTACGGTTTTGCAGGGAACGCCTGAGAGCGGGGTAAACGAGGCGTTAGACCGTCGGAACGACGGCCTTACGGTGGGTAAAAGTTATTGACAGGCTATTCGATTTCGAGAAAACAGATCTGCTTACTTCCGGGCGTCGGCCTGAAAACGACGCCTTTGATGCAGTAAGTAGGCCGCACGTCGTCGCGGACCACGTCTTTGTCTTTATTCGAGACAGACGGGATGCAACGGAACAGCCATTCCTGGGCACACCCCTGGCGGAAGATTCTGATATCGAAGGGGTCTCCACTTAGGCTCTCCTTCCTGAATCCGAACGGTCGGAACCTCTCGAAAACCGCATCGGCCAATTCCCGTCTCTGACGCTTTATTGCTTCTTCACTCATTATCACCTTCGTCCATGCATGATCTGGATGTTCCTCTTTCAGCCCCGGAAAGGGGCCCGGTGAAAGGAGGTTGGAAAGAAAAGCCCGGGCCCCCCGAGGCCTAAAATTCAGGTCTTCGCCAAGCGCTGGTCGGTCTTGAATAGAATTCCGATGATCAGCGTCAGGACTGCGATGATGCTTTCCGCCAGGACCGCGGGAATCACTTCGGCTGTCCCCAGCGCCGTGACGATCGCGTTGATCATTGTCAGCAAGAACTTCGGGTCCTTAAACCTCCCGATCTGCGCCCCGATCTTGGCCAGGTCGGCCTTCGCCTCTCCGAAGACCCAGACCAGGACGCCGGCGATGCCGACCGCGAGGACCGTCGCGTTGATGGACAGCTCGAAGGTCGAAGCCATGACGCCCAGGATCGCGCCGATGACGGCGACGAACACCGCAATTGTTTTTCTGCTCATGGTTGAGCGCCTCCTAAGATTTATTCTCTCGCCTTTGTCGGCGATGAGTGCTTGCCCTTATTTCTTGGCTAGCTTTTTCTTCCCCTTTTCCTTCGGCTCGGCGAGCTTCTTCGCAACCGAGAGCATTTCATAGCGCCCTTGAAGCACCAGCCTTTCGTTTTTCTTCCGTTCGATCGCCTTATCGACCTCTTTCATCTCGGCGATGACAATCGCTTCTTCTGAGGCGATCGCCGAATAGATCTGATCCTCTTTCTCAAACAACGGCTGTTCTTTCATCTCGATCATCTCTCCTGGTTTGATTTATTCTCACGCCCTTCGGCGATGAGTTCCGTTATCACCCCGGCCACGAGAGCCAGGGCATAAAGCACGATGGAGATGGTCACGCCAGCTCCTCCAGCTCGATCTCGACGCGGGGGTTCTTGTGGTCGATAGCCTGCCGTATCTCCAAGTCGAGCCAGGCCGGAGAGTCGTTGTAAATAAAATACAGGTCCTTCAGTGCGTCGATCACGAGCTTGCAGGAGGCGTGGAGATTGTCCTTGTCGAATTTTCGCGTCGGCTGATAGACCATGATAAACACCCGATGGCGCCGCTTCTCTTTTTTCAGCGGAAGGTCGCCCCTCGCCTGATACCATAGGCTCCGGGCCAGGTCCGCCTTCAGCCGAGCCCGCTTCGCCCAGTGCATCCGCAGCAGCTCGCCGTGCGGGATCAGCCGGCCGGGGATCGTCAGGCGAATCACAGCGGCAGCCCCAGTTGTTCGGCGGGCGGCGCGAGCTTGGGATAGAACGCAAGGATCGTCGCTACGCGCCGGTGAGCGACGATCAGCCCCCACGCCTTCTTGAGGTATTCGCGGAACTCCAGAACCTCGGCGGTCGAGGTCGGCAGGTAGAGCCCTTCGGGACTGGAGCACAGCGGGAGCGTTGAGTAGATCTCCCTCATCTCCCGGTCGCTCAACGTCGGCCGGAACAGTTGAAGATGAGCCATGAGGTCTTTCCGGGTCATCGCGTTGATGCGGCCCTTATGGCCCTGCATGATCCGCATGATCTCGTTGCGGAGATAGGTGTTCATGGTCAGCCCTCCCGTTCCTTATGCCCCTGGGGGAGCATCTTGAAGCCGTTCTCTTTCAGGGCCGCGTAATAGGTTCTCCTGCCGTCCCAAATATAGGGCAGGAAAACTTGAAGCGCCTCGACCCCCTGAAGCTCGATAAGAGACACCTGGACCTCGATCCAGTCCTGCATGAGCTTCCATGCCGTCCGCGAGGCCTGTTGCTGGATTCGCTGCAGGGTCTCTTTCCTGGGCCGCTTTACTTCGGCCAGGAGAATCTTCTCGACCGCACCAGCGCTCGCAGGAAGGCGGATCGGGACCATCTTTGCTGAGCCGGGAAGGCAGAGTGTGAAGCTCAGCGCCTTGAGCTCCCCGCCCTCGTAGTCCTTGATGATGTTCCCGGCGCCGGCGTTCGCCAGGACGTATTCGATCCTGCTGATCGTTCGCTCGACCGGGACTGCGCTTGTGTAGTTCTTCATTTCAGGATCTCGCTCGGCACCCGGCCGACCAGGCCGACGCCGCTCTTGAGAAAGACGTCGACGAGCTGCGATTTCTTTAGCCGCTCCGGATCCGCGGCCTTCTGCTTGAGCGTTCCGGTCATGAAGGTCTTCGCCTTGGCGTCGGCCAGGATCCCGGACTTCTTCCCGAAGGCCAGGAGCTCGCACCTGGTTTTTTTCTTCAGGTACTCCTCGCCAGCCGCCCACTCCCTGGCCAGGTCGACGCCCAGGAATTCCGCGGCGAGGCGCCGGTTGGTCGACCCGAAGCCGCCCCACTCGCCGACGTTCTGGCCCTCAAGGATTACCGCGTTCACGACGACCGGCAGGAGCAGCGCGGTTTTCTTGTAGGGCATGGCCAGTAATTTCACGAACGCCCCCATGTCCGAGGTTCCGAATGGGTCATCCTTCAATCCAAGCGCCTTCCGAAGGGCGGATCTCGCATCGTGGTTCGCGTGCGCTAGGCACATGACCAGGAGCGTCTTTATCTTCTCGTCCTCTGGCTTCAGACCAGCGAGGATCTCCGGCACCCGCTTCCTGAAGAAGACGTTCCGGAAATACTCCCCGTGCCAGGATACTCGGGCCTGCTTGCCGGCGTTGACAGCCTCCTTCTTCAGTTCCCTGCTTGCCGTCCTTTCGGCCGCCCGGGCGAACTGTTCCGCGGCCGTAAAGCATCGCTTGTCGCCGATGCAGGCCGTCCCGTCGCTATAGGCGTCGTCGACGGCCCCGTCCGTCTTGACGAGCGAGATGAAGTTGTCGCATTCGAGGCATTTCTTGGGGATGTTCTTGCCCCCATAAAAGGCCTTCTTTGCCATCCAACCGATGTCCGCGTCGAACCGCGCGCCCCTGGTCCTGTATTTCTTCGCCTCGTCGGTCTCTGTCCAATGCGTCTTGAGCCACTCGGCTTGCTTGCCCTTGAAGCACTTCGGATTGAGGCACATTCCTTTCGTGTCGCCGATGCCGAAGAGGTCCTGCTGGACGACGGAGTTCTGCCGGCACCGGGCGCACTCCTTGGTCGCGTCGAACCGGGCCTTGCCCAGGGGGAGCGCCCATTCGCCGATCTCGTGCCTCAGTTGGGCCACGCTCATCCGATCGCGTTTCACCTCGTTGAGTTTCTTGATCATCTCGGTCGGGCCCGGCAACCGGAGGAGCTGCTCGAGGTGCCCGAACGAGATCTCGCCCTTCTCCCAGGCCGCGAGGGCCGGCTTGGGCAGGCTCAACGCCTCGATCCGGGCCCGGATGTAGCGCGGATTAATCGCCGTTTTCGCGGCGAGGTCCCTTATCGTGTCCTTCCCGTGCCGGCCAACCCAGGCCTTGAAGCTCTCGGCCTCCTCGAGCGCGGTCAAGTCCTCGCGCTGCAGGTTCTCGATGAGCATGAAATCGTAGGCCTCGTCGTCCGTGAGGTCCCGGACGATCGCCGGAATCGTCCGAAGCTTCGCCAGCGCCGAGGCGTGGAAACGGCGGCCGCCAGCGACGATCTCATAGGGCTTTTTCCCCGCCTTGATCGGCCGCACGATGATCGGCTCAATCACTCCCTTCTGCTTGATCGATTTGGCGAGCTCGGCTAATTTGTCGCCGGAGAAAACCTTCCGTGGATTCATCGGGCTCGGGGTTATTTCCTCGAGCGGGATTTCCCTAAAATTCGTGTTGGTCATAATAAGTTTTTCCTTTCATTCAATCTTGTGTGCTCGGACGGCCCTGGACCGTCAGCATCAGCGCCGGGATGACGCCGTCCCGCTCCATTCCGAGCTGACGCGCCGCAGCTCGCGACAGGTCGATATCGCGCTCCGTCCACTCCGCCGGGCCCCTGTCCGTTATCTCCACGAGCGTCCACGTGAACCGCCTGATGTCCAGAACGAGGACTAAGCTCCCGAACGGAAGCGTACGGTGCGCGGCCGTGAAGGCGTTCATGTCGAAGCGAGAGCCCGACGCCGTTCGCTTTCCGTGATGAGCGTCCGCGTAGAATGATGCCAATCCTGACCACGCGATGATCATTGCGCGGTTCTGAGCCAGCTCGATATTCGCGTCGGCGAGCGATGCCCGGGCCGTCTCGAGCTGGACCTGGAGGTCCATCAACTCGGTGTCCTTGTAGGCTGCGGTGACTTTATGGCCGACATAAATGAAGAGACCGAGCGCCAGAACGACGATGATCGCCCATGCGAACCAGGATAGGCTTTTCATGGTTTCCCCTCCTTCGCTTTCTTTTCCAGCGCGTCAGTCAGCGCCTGGCCTTCAATGCCCTCGGCTTTTAGCCGTCTCACCTCAGCCCAATAAGCCGGGGTCTTGTCCGCCTTTATGTTGGCTCCGATTTGGGGTGGATCGGGGGCGCGGCGATCTGTCTGCGTTCCGCGCCCTCCTCCATTTCCGCCGTGCTCTTTAAGCCAACTTAGGCGGTTCACGATTGTCTTCTTCCAATTCTGTTTGAGTTCCGTCCTGGGCCTCGCATCCCAATAGGCGATTATTTCGGCGAGAACCTGTTCAATATCGAATTTCGGATAGGTCTTTGCCCAGAGCACCTTATCGTCGTCGGTGATTCCCTCCCACCGCTTCGGGCCGTCATCGAGAATAAGCTGAATTTTGTAGTGAGGTTTTTTGGAAGGGGGAGCTTGGGGGGATATAGGGGGGTTTATACTTGAACTTAAACTTAACTTTAATCTTAAACTTAAAGCCGACCAGCTCCGGAGTCCTCCGGAGTTAGTCGGGGCAACTCCGGAATAAGCTGGTATTTCGGATGGAGCTTCCCTATCTTTTCTGAGTCCCGGCTGGAAATCTTCGAAGCGGTCGGCCTCTAGATATGCTTTATTATCAACCTCATAAAGGCGGATGAGGCCGACATTATGGAGATCGATAAGGGAGTCTGTAACCTGGCTGAGCGTGTAGGGAAGCCGAGGACAGCAATCTTCCTTGATATCGCGGGGATCAGCAGAATGACGGCCCTCGCAATCAAGGTGAGGATAGATCATGAAATATAAGACCCGGCTCCGATCCATCGAAAGAGCCGTAAACTTGTCGGATTTTGCGATTCGTTTATCTATCATGCGACCCCTCGCCATAGCGTCATCCTTTCATCTTGGAAACCGGGAGGGAGGGGCCGAGCATCGAGACCCCTCCGGTGCAACTCCTCACCTCAGACTCCCGGAATACGTTCATGATCAGGCCCGAGCCTCAGATACCGACCGGACCGCCGTGCTCTTCTCCGAGTAGACTCTGACGCCGGGGATGTTCGCGTCGCCCTTCAGCGCCCGGACGATCCGCCCGATCTTCTTCTCATCGGGAACCAGGTATTCCCTGGGGATCAGCGAGGCGTCGACGATCGAGAACTTCCAGTCCTCACGGATCACGAGCCCCGAGGTGTCGGCCTCTTCGGGGATCTCCGGAGCCGCGGCCATGATTGCCTCAACCTTGTCGTGGGTTTCCTCGATTACCTTCGCGGCCTTCCCGCCATTCCCGCCGGCCTCCAGCTTCTCAGCCTTATCCACGGCCTTCTCAGCCAGCCGCCGGGCCTCGTCCTCGGCCGCCAGGCGCACCCGCTCGGCCTCGCGCCGTTTCTCTTGGAGCGCCGTGACGTGGATCGCGACCCGCTGGCCAATGACCTTCTTCGCCAGTTCCAGGGGCTCCGTGAACTTCTTCTTCTCCGCGAGGAGCGACTTGTGGAGCTCGTGCGCCTTTGCGATTTGCGGATTGAAGGTCTTGTCGATCTGCTCGATCATGGCGTCGAGCTCGTGGAGGAAATCGTTAGCGGCGTCGAGCGTCGCTTGGTCGCGGACAACGATTGACTTGACCCTGGCCTGAAGCTCCAGCGCTCGGCTCTTGATCTCCGGGGCCGCCACGATGCCGGTCCCCTGGGCTTCGTTCTCTGGGAAGATGTCCTCGGGCCGCTGGCTCATGGCCGCGATCGCGTCCCACCTTGACCTCTTGCTCGCATAAAGCGTCGTCGTCATCTCAAGCCGCCTTTCCGTTGGCTTCGGCAGCAACCCGCTTCGCCTCGAGGTGCTCGGCCCAGCGGCCGAGGTAGTCGACGACCGTGGCCTCCTCCTCCGGCGAAAGCTCCGAGAGTTCGCCGAAGGTCCGCTTGTGGATCTTCATGACGTAGTCGCCGATTCCCTTCCAGAGCGTGTCGACCGTGATCCCGTAGTTCTGGACCCTGGCGATCCCGGCCTTGATGACCTCGGCATTGTAGCGAGGTTTCTCAGGACCCGGCTCAGCCGCCGGCCGCTCGGTCGGGAATTCGTCTGCTTGCTTCGTCGCTGTCGGCTTGGCCGGCTCCGGCTTCGTAACCGGAGCTCCGCCCTTGAGCCAGTCCATGATCTTCTTTCCCGTCAGCTGTGTTGGTTTGAACACCTGCCCGTCAAATAGATTCGTCCTATCCTTCGAGGCGATAGCGTTGTGGTCCATCGCCAGGTCGAGGACCGTCGTGAATTCGTACTCCATCCCGTCGCGCTGGATCGGCGCCATGCCGACTTTCTTCGGGACACTCTTGCCCTTCGCGTTGAGCTCGAGGACGTAGTCCTGCTTGGAGCGCATCGTGCAGATGAGGTGAATGTCGGCGGTGAGGAGTCGGGCTTTAAACTGTTCGTGTTCCTTCGTGACCCCAGCCCAATTCGTGTAGCCGCTCCCGCCGCGCTGGTCCAGGGCGTCTTTCTTGTCCAGGAGGCCTCCCTCGCCTGCCCAGGCCGGCGAGATCCCGTCGATCAGGAGGACGTCGTATTTCCCCTTCTCCGCCAGGTTGATCGCTTCGACGTACTTTTGAATTGTGTAGGGTGGTTCGATCGGTAGGGTGTCGAAATCAATCCCGGCTAGGGGGCCCTTGTCCATGTCGGCATAGAGCGAAGCCGATCCGTTTTCGGTGTCCACGACCGCGATCTTCTTGCCGATCCCGGACGCGATGAGCAGCGCCGAAAACGTCTTGCCGGACCCGCTCGGTCCGGTGATGGCGATCTTGAGCGCCGTCTGCCGGCGCTCCGCCTTTTTGAATTGACTCATGCTTTTCTCCTTTTCCCTTTCCTCAGAATGGGACGTCCTCGTTGTCTTCGGGGAAATCTGATGTCGGCTTGGAATCGGCCTTCGCCTCGGGCTTCGCCTCAGGCCGGTCGTCGGTTGATTTGTAAATGATATAGTCCGGTTGCCCCTCTTTCTCTTTGTAGGAATTCACCCAGAGCGTGAAGTGGTGGTCCGGTCCCATCGGGTTCGTGATAACGATGCTTATAAAAGTCTTTTCGTTCAGGGTCGTTTTTTTCCAGGCGGCCCCAACCTGGACCATTTTGGATTTCATTCTTTCGTTTCCTCCTTTTCTGGCCCTTGACAAGTCAACTGTCGCGCCCTATATTAAAAGCGAAAGTTGGCCCGCAAGGGCTGTAGTTCCAGTTTCCCCTCCGTCCCCCTTCCCGGGGACGGCTCTGTTTTCCTCCGCCTTCAGTTCGTCTTTTGTTTCGTCATTGACCTCCATCGAATAATGGCATCGCTCACAGAGCGTGCCGCAAAGCTCCCGCACTATTGCGTGGCATCGCTCGCAGTCCACGAGCGGCGAGAATCCCATCGCTTCCCGCAGTCCGAACTGCGACTCTTCGGGCCGGATTTTTGGGACGCCGTTCCGCTCGAGGCTCTCGCGGATGGCCTTTCTCCGCTCCCGTTCCTGGCGTTCGGTCTCCTTCTCCTGGAGTTTCAGGGCGCGCCGTTCCGCGCGGATCTTCTTGTCGCGCTCCTTTTCCTCGCGCCGACGTTCGCGCTCTTCCCTTCGTGCGGTGCGTTCGGCCTCGAGCCGGAGCGTCCTTTCCGATTTTTTGCGGCTCATGATTGCCTCATAAGGTCGTGTAGGCGATCCAGATAGGCGATGGCCTGTCCCATCGTCCCGATTCCATTTTGCGGAAAATCGTCGCGGATCATTTCTTCGGCAGCGATCTCTGCAACGGGCTTAGGCGTTCCGCACTTTTCCGTTATGAGTTTTGCCAGGACCGTTTTGTTGAAAGCCATATCAATCCTCCTTATTTCTTCTTTCCGATTCCGCAGCATTTCTCAAGCTCGGCGACCCGAACTTCGAGTGCAGCGATCCTGTCCGGCTCAACCTGGATTCCTAGATACGCCGCGACACGTTCGGCCATTGAGCGCGATGGTCGCCTTCCCTTTGCCCAGTACTGGACGATCCGATAGCTGATGTTGAGGTCCTTGGCGAGGCGATATTTTGAGATCCCGGCCGTTTTCAGGGCCGCGTCCAGATTTCGGCCTGAGAGCCCCGTAGAGGCACGAACGGTTTTTTTAAGCCCTTTGTACGCGTTCAT